CTGACGGGTCGTCGAGGCCGGCCAGCTCGATGGCGATTTTTTCCGCCTGCGTGAAGCGCATGCGGAAGGCTGAACGGGTGATGATGGTGCCGTGATCGACCGGCGGCTGCTCATAGGTTGGCGCTTCTACCACTCGATAACGGTCAGGGTAATGCTCCGATACGAACGCGAGATCACCAACTACGATATTCACGACGTTTCCGGCGTCATCCAAAATTTCAAAACGGGCCATTATTCAAGATCCTCGAACCATTCAATCATCACGAAACCGTCGCCGCCCGCGTCTGGCTTGTCGTCAACGGCCGCGCCGCTGCCGG